AGATTAATTAGTAAATTGTTTGGTATTAAACAATGTGCATGTCCAGAAGATGAGCACATAGAATATTACACTAAAGTTCCAGAGCCAGAAATACCTGTGCACGAAGAACCAAAGTGGAAATGCACTACACATAATAGATATAAAAAAAGCTGTCCTATTTGTAGAGAACTAGCGGGAGCTGTATAATGGCAGGAATAAGTTACGATACGTTAGTCACACAAATTAGAAATTACACTGAAGTAGACTCTAATGTTTTAACAACAGATCAATTAGAAAATATAATTTTAAACGCTCAATATAGAATTATGAGAGATATACCTATTGATGCTGATAGACAACAACAATTAGGTAATTTTGTGGCAGGTCAAGAAACTATAAATGTCCCTGCTGGTGCTCTTTTTATAAGAGCTGTTCAGGTTTATGATACTGCTGGATCAGAAATCACAGGTGCAAATAGATATTTAGAAAAAAAAGATTATACCTACTTACAAGAATATCAAGATATAACAGGAACTTCTGCAGCGCAAGGTCAACCTAAATATTATGCAATGTATGGAGGAGCCACAGGAGATGGAAGCACAAACTCTGGACGTATTATTGTAGCCCCAGTACCAAACACTACTTATAGATTTAGAATACATTTTAATAAAATGCCAGCCACTTTAGAATCTGGTAACACCAGTAATTATATTAGTCTTAATTTTCCAAATGGACTATTATATTGTTGTTTATCAGAAACATACGGCTTTTTAAAAGGCCCGATAGACATGTTGACTTTGTATGAAAATAAATATAAACAAGAAGTACAGAAGTTTGCTGCAGAGCAAGTCGGTAGAAGACGAAGAGATGACTATACAGATGGCACTGTCAGAATACCAATAAACTCAGTAAACCCATAGGAGATTAAATTATGGCAATAACATCCGCAATATGCACAAGTTTTAAACAAGAGCTTTTAGTTGGAACGCACAATTTCACTGCATCTAGTGGTGATACTTTTAAAATAGCTTTATACACGAGTTCTGCATCTTTAGGTGCAGCGACAACTGCTTTCTCGACAACAAATGAAATTTCAAATACATCAGGATCTGCATATAGTTCAGGTGGTGCAACTCTAACAAGTGTTACACCAACAACTGATGGAACTACAGCACTTTGTGATTTTAGTGATGTTAGCTTTACAAGTGCATCTTTCACAGCTAATGGTGCTTTAATATATAATTCATCACAATCTAACAAAGCTGTTGCAGTAATAGCATTTGGTGCAGACAAAACTGTAACAAGTGGAACTTTTACAATTCAATTTCCAGCAGCAGACGCAAGTAACGCAATAATCAGATTAGCATAGGAGGCCGACCGTGTCGGTAACTTCTGGTTGGGGTAGACAAGAATGGAGTAATTCTGGTTGGGGAGTAAATTATTCCGTTGCACCATCAGGTCAATCAATAACTTCTTCTGTTGGCAGCCCACAAGCAACTGAATTACAAATAGTAGAGTTAACAGGGTTTGGCATAAACGTAGATGCAACTTTTCCAACTGTAGATAATGTAACTCCTGTCTCTTTAACTGGAGGATCAATTACATCTGCTTTGGGCACAGCTGATGGTTTTAATGAAGCTGGTTGGGGCAGGCAAGCTTGGAACAACTCAGGATGGGGAGTTGAGTTTACAGTTCAAGTTGGAGGGCTTTCAATATCATCTTCTATAGGTTCCGTAGATGCTAAAAACATAGAAATAGTAGAACTAACAGGTCAATCAATTACATCATCTGTAGGAGATATTTCTCCTGCTGACGTTGTGGGTATTTCAACGGCAGGTGTAATAACATCAACTTTAGGATCTTTAACAAACGTTGGAACTTTAGTTGGTTGGGGTAGAAATGGTTGGAATGAAGAGACTTATGGAACATCCGTAAATAGTTTAGTAAATGTTTCAGGTGTATCAACAACCTCTAGTGTTGGATCTTTAACACCTGCAGACGTTGTGGGATTAACTGGTGTGTCTTCAACTGCCAGTGCTGGATCTATATCTCCTGCAGACGTCATGGGATTAACTGGTGTATCTTCAACTGTCACTCTTGGATCTATATTTCCTGCAGATGTAGTAGGTATAACAGGGGTGTCATCAACATCTGGAGTAGGAGCAATATCATTAGCAAATCAATTAATGGGATTAACTGGTCAATCTGTTTCAACTACTTTAGGTTCAACAAGTGTAAATAGTAATCCTATAATTACACCAACAGGATTATCTAGCACAACATCAATAGGTTCTTTATCTCCTGCTGATGTTGTAGGATTAACTGGTCAATCATCAACATCTAGTGTTGGATCCATATCTCCTGCTGATGTTGTTGGTTTAACGGGTTTAAATATATCAACATCACAAGGAACAATAACGACAATACCTTTGTATGGAAACGTTGACACTGGTTCAAATTCATCATATATTGCTCAATCAACAGGATCAGACAGTAGTATGAGCGACAATTCAACAGGATCAAATAGTTCACTTGCTGATGTTGCAACTGGATCAAATACAAGTTATAGTGACGCTGCATAGGAGATAAATTATGGCATCAACATTTACAGGCTTAGGTATAGAGCTTCAAGCAACTGGTGAAAACGCTGGTACGTGGGGTACAAAAACTAATACAAACTTACAAATTATAGAACAAATTGCTGGTGGGTACATTGCTAAATCAATAGCAGGTGGAGCTCAAACAACTGCGTTAGCAGTTTCTGATGGAGCAACGGGTGCGGAGCTTGCACATAGAATGATTGAGTTTACAGGAACTATTTCAGGTAATCAAATTGTAACTATTCCAAACGACGTTCAAACTTTTTATTTTTTAAGAAATTCAACTTCAGGATCACACACTGTACAATTTAAATATGCTACAGGATCTGGAGATTCATTTACTTTTGCAGCAGATGACAAAGGTGATGCTTTAGTATTTGCAACTGCAAATGACTCGAGTAACCCAGATATAGATACTTTACCTGCTGGAGATGTAACTTTAACAGGAACACAGACTTTAACAAATAAAACTTTAACAGCTCCAAAAATAGCAGACGCAGGGTTTATTGCAGATGCTAATGGAAACGAACAAATTATTTTTCAAACTACTGCTTCAGCAGTAAATGAATTAGAAGTCACTAATGGTGCAACAGGTAATCCACCAATTATAGGTGCGAGTGGAGAAACAAATGTTGATGTTCACATTAAACCAAAAGGCACTGGAGAAACTAGAATTGGAACAGGAGCTGCTGCTGCAACTTTGACAACAGATGGTGCTCATGACCTTATTTTAGACACTAATTCTGGCACAAATTCAGGGACAATAACAATTACAGATGGAGCAAACGGTAATATTAATCTTGCTCCTAATGGAACAGGGCAAGTCCAAGCTGGAGGATCTGAACTATCAACAGTGGGAAAATCTATTGCAATGGCAATTGTTTTCGGTTAAAAGGAGTAAATTATGGCAAACCCAAATATAGTATCAGTAAGTAGTATTAAAGGTGAATCGGTTGGATTTGCATTAAGTTCTACTACAACTACAACTTTATTAACAGTAGCAAGTGATAAAATTGTAAAAATAAACAGAATTACATGTGCAAACGTTGATGGCACAAACGCAGCAGATTTAACTTTGTCCATCACAAAAGCAAATTTTACTCCAGACGGTGTTGATAATTTTGATACATCTGGAACTTTTCATCTAGCAAAAACAGTGTCAGTGCCAGCTGATGCAACATTAGTTGTACTAGACACTCCAATATATTTAATGGAAGCTGATGTTCTAAAAGGTGGAGCTGGTGCAGCTTCTGATTTAGAATTATTCATATCATATGAATCAATAGACGACGCGTAGGAGGTTTAAATGGCAGGTGGATTTATCGGCATAGCATATGAACCTTCAGGTGGCTCAACTACTGAGAATATTACAACTTTTAATAGTCCAGGAACTTTTACTGCGCAAGCTAATCAAACAGTAGCAGATATTTTTGTATTAGGTGGCGGCGGTGGCGGAAATCCTGGAGGAGGAGACGCTGGCGGTGGCGGCGGTGGCGGAGGCTTTAGAGAGTTTCCTGGACAAACCCTGCCTGGATCAGCAGCAAGTATAACTGTTGGAGGAGGAGGCAGTGTTTCAACTGCTGGCTCGGCATCGGAGTTTGATGCTGGCGGCCCAACTCCATTATCTTCAGCGGGTGGTGGAAGAGGTATGAACCCATCTTCTGGATCAGGAGGAGCAACAACCGCTCAAGGTGGATCTGGTGGCGGCGGAGGAGGAAACAATCCTTCAAACGTTGGTGGAAACGGAAACGTTCCACCCGTATCACCTCCACAAGGACACCCTGGAGCTC